AAGGATGGATATTAAAAGGGTCGATTTGATTCAACAGCTTGTGGACAAGCACGGTTATACAAAGAAAGCTGCGACAAGTATCGTTGATGATTTCACTGACATTATTCTTTACAATCTCGGAAACGGAGACACCGTTTCCATCCATAACTTCGGTTGCTTTGACATCTTAGAGCGCAAGGCTCGCAGTTGTCCGAACCCGCAGACTGGCGAAAAAGTCGATGTACCTGCGCATTGGATTCCACGATTCTATCCCGGCAACAAAATGCGCTTGGCTGTCAAGCTGTGGGAAGATAGCACCAAAAGGGGGCTGAGGTAAATGGCTGAGGCTCCAAGACGTAAGAAGCTTGAGAAGACCGTTGATGATTCGATGACCATTCAGACTTCCCAAAAGTTTTACTGTTGCAGATGCGGCACATCATACAGCCGGAAAAAGGGCTACTTCCCAGTGAGTCATAGCCCCATGTATCGTGGCTCTGGCTTTTTGCCAATGTGCAATGATTGCGTTGAGGATATGTACGAACAGTATCGTGCAATGCTCGGCGATGACAAGGCGGCTATGAAGCGTATGTGCATGAAGCTCGACCTTTATTGGAACGAAGACATCTACGCAATGGTTGAACGCACGGCTGGCGTTCACTCTCGGGTTCGCAATTATATCGGAAAGACCAACATCATTCGCTATATTGACAAAACCTTTGACGATACGCTTGATGAAGAGGCGTTGCTTGAACCAGAAGAGGCTCCTACTGCTTCATATATTGCACAGCCGGAAGATATTGCCGAGGTAGACGTTGACCAAGCTCTTGTTGATTTCTGGGGTGCCGGTTATACTCCAGACTTTTACCTTGAGCTGGAGCGTCGCTATAAGGATTGGACTGGCGACAGGCAGGTCGTTGACCCGAGTGAGCGTGCGTTGTACCGACAGATTTGCTTGCTCGAATCCATTATTGCACGCGACAGTGCGCAGGGCAAACCAATTGATAAAAACGTTAACGCGCTTAATTCTCTGCTTGGCAGCATGAACTTGAAACCGGCGCAGAAAAAGAACGATGTAGATGCTGAACTCGACAAGATGCCGCTCGGCGTTGGTATCCAGAAATGGGAGTACAGCAGACCTCTTCCTGAAACGCCAAAGGAAAAGCGCGATATCCGTGGAACGATTAAGAATATCACAACGTGGTATCTTGGTCACGCTTGCAAAATGGTCGGCTTGCGCAACAGTTATTGCAAGATGTACGAAGACGCAATGGACGAGCTTCGTGTTAAACACCCAGAGTACGACGAAGAGGATGACGACTCCTTGTTGAATGATATCTTTGGCAGTCCTCAATCCAGCGGTGATATGTAATGGCGCCACCAAATCAAAGCAGACGCTCTCGTGTTATCGAGGGCATGGCGATTTGGGGCAGCTATTACCGCGAGAACATCGACATCTTTGTCGAAGAGTATTTGCAACTTGATTTTCTGAAATGGTTCCAGACCGCTCTTCTTGTAATGATGGACAGGAGCCGAACGTTCCTGTGGATTGCTGCTCGAGGAATGGGTAAATCATTCCTTATTGCCATTTTCGTAGTCATTCGCTGCATCTTATACCCCGGCACAAAAGTCGTCATTACATCTGGCACACGCGGTCAGAGTATTAACGTGCTGGAAAAGATTCAAACAGAACTGATGCCTGTATCCCCAAATCTTAGAAATGAGATAGATATGGGCGACACAAAGTTTTCTGGGCAGGACGCAAAAATAATGTTCAAGAACTCCAGTTATATCAAGGTCGTTACAGCTTCAGATAACGCTCGAAGCAACCGTGCGAACATCTTGATTGTGGACGAGTTCAGAATGGTTAAGAAAGATACCATCGACACCGTCTTGAAGAAGTTCCTGACAAGTCGTCGAATGCCTCCCTACAGAGATTTGACCCCGGCTGAGCGTAAAGCTGAGTACGCTAAGGAGCCAAACAAGTCCTGTTTCCTATCCTCTGCTTACTTCAAAGACCATTGGTCATACAACAAAATGCTGGATACATTTAAGCTGATGCTTGATGATTCTAAGACAGATTTTGTGTGCGGCTTCCCGTATCAACTCTCCATTCAAGAGGGACTCCTTTTCCCCGAAGACGTTGAAAGCGATATGCTCGAAAGCGACTTTAATGAAATCAAATGGAGTATGGAAATGGAAGCCATGTGGTTTGGCGCAGAGGACGGCTCATTCTTTGATTTTGACTCCATATCAAAGAACCGCCGTATCAATTACCCGATGCTACCGGATAAACTGACCGCCCTTCTTGGCAACAGCCAAAAGGTAAAAATTCCACCAAAGCAAAATGGCGAACGTCGCATCTTGTCTGCGGATATTGCTCTGATGAGCAGTAAAAAGCATAATAACGACGCCTCTGCTGTGTTCATCAACCAAATGCTTCCGACCAAAACCGGACGATTTATGAGCAACATTGTGTACGGTGACACCTTTGAGGGTATGCACACCGAAGACCAAGCTTTGGTGATACGCAAATTGTACGATGAGTATTCTTGCGATTACATCGTGCTTGACTGTACAGGTCTTGGTCTTGGTGTTTACGATGCTCTTGTCCGAGACATGGTTGACCCAGACACCGGAGAAGTTTATCCCGCATTGTCCTGTTGCAACAATCAGGAAATGGCTGACAGATGCACGACCAAAGGTGCCGATAAGGTCATTTGGGCAATCAAGGGTTCTCCAATGCTGAACTCTGAATGCGCGGTGCTTTTGCGTGAGGGCTTCCGTAGCAGCAAAATCCGGTTACTCATTACTGAGTATGACGGTGAAGCGCTTCTGTCCGACATCAAAGGGTACAACTCCCTCTCACCGTTGGAAAAGGTGACGCTCCAGAAGCCATATGTACACACGACCTTATTGATTGATGAGCTTGTCAAGCTTCAACACGAGGAGTCCGGTGGTCGTGTTCGAGTCTATGAAAAGTCTGGGATGCGCAAAGACCGCTATTCCAGCTTGAGCTATAACTACTATGTCGCCCTACAGCTCGAAAGCAAATATGGGCGCACAAAAACGGCAGACTTTAATGCGAATGATATATTCATGTTTAAGCCTCCGAAACTCAAATAAGAAAGGTAGGTGATATCTGAGTGGGCAAACAAACCAAGAAAACTAATGTTGACGGGATGATTGGTATCTCTCAGCGATTTGCAGTTTTGAATCGTCTTATCACGAGAGATTTGAACAACAACACCAGTGCTCCGACGTTCTCGCTGTATTCCAAGGACAATATCACGGAGTACCTTACAAACCCGTACACATATGAGAAGCAACTGCGTAAGGCTGTTACATACATTTATGGCGCAAGTTCTCATTTCCGCAGGCTCATCCAGTATTTCACTGGTCTTTCGGATTTCGCATACGTTGTCTCCCCATACCGCATTGACCCAAAGAGCGTAAACGTGAAGTCGGTCAATCGAAACTACCGTAAGGTTTTGAACGCCATGTCAGCGATGAATGTTCGTTCGCAATTCCCCAAAATTCTTACGGTCTGTCTCCGTGAGGACACATTCTACGGAACACTGTGGGTAACCAATGACAATATTACAATCCAGCAGTTACCGTCTGATTACTGCGGTATTTCCACAATCGAAGGTAATGTATTGAACGTAACATTCGACTTCTCATACTTCGATGCGCACAGTCAATATTTGGAGTATTACCCAACTGAGTTCCAACAGAAGTACAAGGTTTATCAGTCAAACCGCCGTGCTCGTTGGCAGGAGCTTGATTCACCCACATCGTTTGCAATCAAATGCAATAACGATATTCTGGATTATTCCATTCCTCCGTTTGCCGGTATTCTCCGTGAGGTCTATGACCTCGAAGACTATAAGCAACTCAAGCTTACAAAGACAACGCTTGAGAATTACGCTATGCTCGTAATGACGCTCGGTATCAACGAAGATGGCGACTGGCAAATGGATTTGGACAAGGCAAAGGAGTTCTGGCGTAATCTCGACTCGGTCTTACCGGAAGAGATTGGCAGCGTTCTCTCTCCTATGCCCATTAGTAAAATTAGCTTTGAAAAATCAAACACAGGTGATACTGACACTATCTCTGAGGCTGAGCAAAATATGTTCACTGCCGCAGGCGTGTCCTCTCTCCTGTTTAACAATGATAAGGCGTCTGCAAATGCGTTATTGCTGTCTATCAAAGCTGACCAAGCCATCACGTTTGGAATCGTAAAGAGCATCGAGGATATGGTGAATCGCTTTATTCAGTCTCAGAGCTACGGAAAGAACTTTAAGGTTACGTTCCTTGATTGCAGTCCATTTAACCGGAAAGAGCTTGGAGATATGTACCTCAAGGCTTGCCAATTCGGTCTCCCATTTATCTCAATGTACGCAGCTTCTCAGGGAATGTCTCAAAGTGAAGTCGATTGTATGAGCTTCTTGGAGAACGAGGTTCTTGGGCTTGCGAGTATGTTTAAGCCATTGCAGAGTTCTTCCACATTAAGTGGCTCGTCTGACAGCAATGCTGCTACCGATGAAGGCGGTGCGCCGCAAAAAGACACTG